GGATATTGTACATTGAAGTTAAGACAAGGACCATTGATATATGTATGGTATACACAATCATTATTATCCATATATCCAATCTCACTATCTCCTGTTAAAGGATTAGCTAAGAAGAATATATGTTTGTTTTGTTCTTGGATGAAATGTTGCCCAATAAGTTGGTAATCTGTAGGAAATTGTAGGCATAGCTTGTTCCCTTGCTCATTCTGATAGTTAATAGAATTAGCATCAAAGTTCTCTAGGTTAGCATTAAGAGCATACGTAAGCCTACCTTTCTCAATCTGATTAACAGTTGAGTCCATGTTTAAGCCTGTTCTGCCAAGATTAAACTCCCTTCTAATATTTCCTTGTGGTTCTTGTTGTTGCTCAGCCATAGTTAATTATTAATTTCTTCCCCAACCGTAAGCATTATAAGATCTATTTGGTAACTCATACATATTGAATCTATTAAGATCATTCTTAATTCTTCTTTGTTTAGCCCAAGGATCTTGTTTCTTAATCTCAATATCAGCCATGATAAAGGCTTCATCAGATAGGTTTTTATAATACCCTAACTTCTGTTGTATTTGTTGGAATGTTTCATCAGTTAACTGATTAGATAACATTTCAAATACTTTATACTTGATGAAGTGCTCTACATATTCTCTGATACGGAAGTTATCAGGGATTAATTGATTACCAATATTATCATATTCTGTAGCGTAGAATATCAATCTCACTACACCATTTCTGAAGTTGGTAACAAATTTGTTATCTCTAATATCAAAACTATCATAGCTAGCTGAGCCAGGAGTAAATTCATGAATTGGAGGAGGTGGAGTGTAGAACTCCCAAGCATTAGTATATTCTACATCACAGTTACCTCTTACAGAGATGTTACCTGGTTTAAGTAGGTAATCATTTCTAAAAGCTCTGTATGCTTGTTGATTAGTCTTATATACAGTTTCTATAATCTCAGGCATACAGCTACCATCACATCCTATATTACCACAACAAGGACTAGGAATAGCTGGTCCTCCGTAAGTAACAGGACTCACTTGAATAGTTGTCTGTGTAGCAGCTTGTGAATAAAATGAGTTAGGTGTCTGAATAGGATAGTTAGAAGGAATTTCTGTACACATCCAAGCTTCTCTTACAGCATAAAAGTTATCTGGAAGTCTAGCTTCAAAATCATTTATGTAAAGAACCTCTTCTGAAATGACATAAGTTGCTCTACCTAACTTCTTTAAACATTTGTCTAAGTAAGTAGGGAACAACAAATCATCTACTGCTCCTGTGTCAAAATAACTTTTTAACTCTTCTTTAACAGTGGCATACACTGGTTGAGGAGAAACAAAGTTGTACTTGTAATAATATGACATTTCTTTTTATTTTTTCCACTCACGATAGATATGTTGATATTTACCGTCAGTCTTTATGTAATGGGATAGCAATCTAGAAGTTACACGTGAAGGTTTGAAATACCAAAGATTTATATTTCTAAGTCTAGCAGACTCTTTAAACCACATCCATCCAAAAAAGTAACCTTCTGTATGATAGTTAAAATTGTAGATACGTTTACCTTTCTCTTTAGACTTTTGCCAATCTACTGGAAGGTTAACCATCTCTTTTCCATCAACTGTTTTTAATTTCTTTCTCTTCTTCTTATTGATAGAAAACTCACCAAACCCAAAAGGAAGCCTAGCTTTCTCTCCTGTTTCTAAAATATAGTTCTTGAATGACTCATTATATAGGTATATAATGTTTCTCCACTCATCAAATGTAAGCTTGATTGTAGGGTTTTTCTTACAGAAATTATTGTAGTTTTCTTTACTGGAGCTTCTCCAATCTATTTTTATACGCATTTTACACTTTACTTACTTGATCATCTTTTACATCTTCTGTCTTATCATCATCAATTCTAAAGTATGTCTGTAGTAATTTTTGTGTTGTCATAGCTAACACCTGTTGTTCTAAATAACCAGGGCAAGCATATTCTTTATCCAATGGGTTTTTGCAATAGTCATCTAAATTATATTCAACATTGCCACATCCACAATCTGGATACATTAGTTCATTCGGTACATCTTCCTCAAAGAATGCAGCAATTCTCACTGCTTTTAACATTGGATTGCTTATGTATAAGTATTCATTAGCTATCCAATAGTATTCTTGCTTCTTAATATAAGGAAGCTGTAATAGATTTAGATATCTGTTAATTGTAACTTCTTTAATCTTAGTTCCTTGTCCACCCATAGCATTAATAGACCATACCCCTTGAATAAGGTATTGATAGTTTCCTTCAGAGATGCGTGGAAGTTTATATCTAGTTCTTGCCACTTGACAAGGATCTGTGTATCCACAGCATTCAGAGATAGGAACTTCAATAAGTTCTAAGCAAGGAATGGTAGTAAATACAGTGTCAGTAGCCCAAAGCTTTCTGAGGTTTGCCTCACGTTTTACTAATAATTGTGTGTTATTTCTGATTTCAGAAAATATTACACGATCCGTTATTAAATTGTCTGTAGAAATAAGTTTACTCATTCCTCTAATATCACTTACCAGTTTTCTTCCTGTTGACATATTACTTAAAATTTTTATTTATATCAGATATAATAGTTAAAAACTCATCATGAGATATATCATTTTTCATTCTATTAACTATCCATCTACATAACACAATATTACCTTCTATATATCCTTTACTAGAATCTACTCTATCTATAGATATTGAATCATTATTATTATCAGAGTTTGTTAAATTCCTTAACATTTCTTTATTAGTATAATAACATAATCCTTTTTGATTATTCCATAATTTTTCCAAATAATCTATAGATATAGAATGTTCTAATCCTCTTTTCTTAGCGTTTCCTATAGATGAATGAAATATTATATTCAATCTATGTTTTTTAGTTTGGGTAACTCTGGTTACTTTTCTATTTTCTTTTGACTTTTCTGTCTGAGAATATAGAACTCTACATTTTTTGCATTGAGTTACATAACATCTACCTCTTCCTTTATCTCTATTTCTTGAATATTCAAGATTTGGCTTTGCTATTCCACATTTTGTACATGTATATAAATAAAAAGGATCATTTATTTCCTTATGTCTTTTATCACTTATTACATTACTAGCCATTATAAATACTGTTTGAATATATTTGTCATTCCTGAGCCTTGCTCTATTAAGAATCCTGTCACTTCAGCTTTAGACATTGTGTGACCATTCTTATCATCCCAAAGACTCTTAGCACTTGAAAAGGCTGGAATCTGATAAAATTTAATACCATTGAAATCTTGACTCACTTCATGGTGTTTATCTCCTGTGAATATATAGAAGTTACTATGGAAAGACCATGCTTCTCTAAATTCTATTGGAAACAATGCTGCAAGTTTAGCTGGCTTTAAAGCATCTCCATGATTAAACATCAATGCTGAACCACCATAACTTATGTACTTTCTATACTTAGGACTAATATCAAATGTAAGTCTATCTATGTTTCTGAAGTAGGACTGTAACCAAGTTACTAAATGCCATCCTACATACTCATCATGATTACCTGCTACATATACTACATTCACATTCTCAGCATATTGTAATAACATTGTAATTACTAAGATTTCATGCTCACAGATAAACTGAAAAGAATCATGATATGTATGAGTGTTAGTCTGAGGAGTACCTTTTGTTGTAGTTCCTGTGAACTCACTATTGAATTCATCAGAACCAATGATATATGTAATTTGATCTAAATTATTTGATAACTGTGCTTGATTAGCAATTAGTTCTAGCTTGTATACAATAGCAGCTAATCTACTAGGAATATCATTATTGCCATCAATATCATACTTGTTTAAATGAGCATCTTGCTTATTAATAACTAACATTGCAGGGAACTTATTTCCAGAGAACTTAGGACTCATAATGTCCTGACTAACAGGCTCATATGAAGCTAAAAAGTCTACGAAGCTATCTTGAAACACTTGCTCTGTAGACTTCTTTCCTAACCAAGCTTTAACCTGCCAGTGAGGAGTTTCTTTATTTCCCCAGAAGTTCTGTACATATTTAGTTACTTCCCACTTCTCTGTATCTATCTTACACTTCTCAATAAGATCCTCAAGACTCTTAACCTCTTCAGATAGGTTAGCTACAACCTCTCCTGTACCCTTACTCACATCTTCTATAAACCTAACTATTGTATTTTCTAAATCTGCTATACAATTATCTATCGTTTCCTCAGTCTCAATAATTTGCTTTTTTCTAATATCTGCAAGAAGCTCATCAACCTCATCTTCTGTAATTCCCAACTTTTCAGCATAATATTTCTTTGATTTTTTCCAGTGCAACATTTGTTCAAGCTGTTCTAATAGACTTTGGTTTGCAGACATATCGTTAAGTTTGGTTAAAATTACCGTAAAGGTAAGAACTATTTTTGATATTCCCAAAAATATGCTAACTAATTTAATTAATGAAAATAACTAATTTGATTATAATTTAAACAAAAACCCCCAGCCTAGAAAGGCCAGGGGATACCTTGGAAACCAACAACCAAGGTTTTTGAATATTATAATGTACAAGCCAAAGAGCAATTTATATTGCTTCCTGTTGTATCTAGTATAACTGCTACACCAGGGCTAGCTGATGAAGTGATCTTATAAACATATCCATCATATGAAACATCATTGTAGTAATGACTTCCTATATAACTAAATCCTGATGGGAATGCTACTAACACATCTGTTTGAGATAGATTACATCCTGGACATCTGTATTCGTTTGCTAAATAGTAATCATATGTTACTGGTACATAAGCAGTTGTAGTTGTGCTAGTTGTACTAGTTGTAGTTGTTGTAGTTGTAGGAGCTCCTGCAATAGTCATATAAAGATCTCTAGAACATACACCTGTAGATCTTGCTAGAACAGTTGTGCTGTTTACAGGAACTAATGTAGAAGTGTACCCACTTACTAATGCTGTTCTTGATATGCCTGTTTCAAATGCTGTTGTATAACCATCTGCATCTGAATATAAATTAAATGGTCCTACATCTGAACCAGCTAAAGTTAATGTAATTAATACGGTCATGATTTATTGATTTATAAACAACTGTTTACCAAATTGCAAAAGATGGTCTTTAGTTGAACATTGTTAGAAATAACATTTATAATATTTTGTGCCAGTAAGTAGGGAGATAATTCATTATCAATCTTCTCAAGAGCTAATGTTAAATTGTTATACGTTTCTATTCCTATGTTTGGAAGATTGCTCCCATCGTATATTATTGTACTAGAACTTATACATTTCACAGGAGCATATGTATTTCCTTCTAATGTAGTACAACAAGGAGTTTTAGTAATTCTACCCATTGTAATTGGTTTAAATATGTTAAGAAGGAATGTACATAATGTAATAAGTAGCTAATACAGGTTGGATGTTAGCATGTGCTAATCCTCCACCAGTGCTACTATTAGTTACACTTGTTGTTACAGATATACCTGTTGTGTTAGTTGCTGTGTTTAATGTAGCTTGAACACCAATTCTTCCACCATCTCCATCACCTCCAGGAGTAACACCACCAGCAAAGCTATGTGAGTGTCCTGGGTCTGTTACAACAGAACCTGCTACAGCATTGTGTGTATGAGAAGGCATTTGATCAGTGGTTAATGTAATAGTGTTTGCACCTGTTACATCATTAAGATCATAGTTAGGATTACCTACATATGCTGGATTTACAGCAGTGCTCAAAGCACCACCTGGAACATTTACAATAGCACCAACTCCAACTCTACCTCTCTTATCAGGAGTACCATTCAATCCATTACATAAATACACTTTATCCCATCCTAATGAACTTTTACCAGCACCTGTACCATCAAAGTTTGTAAGAGGACCGTAGTATTCTACAACTGTGTAAGGAACCATCTTCTTATACTGATGTGTAATGTTACCGCTTTGACTATCTAAATAAGCCTGAATTAATGTATTTAAGTCAGCAAGTTTTACATAGTTTGTATTTACATCAATTCCTAATGCAGTTAAATCTGCAGCTGTTGAACAAAGCTTTGTAATTATAGCCTGTACAATATCATGTGTATCAGAAGATGCTGTTACACCTGATAAACAACCAATAGTATAATCAGCATTTAATATAGCTAATATAGAATCAATTGCTACTATCTGTCCTTGTAAATCACATTCTCCTTTAGCTAAAGCTTTGATCCAGTCATGAGAATTATGAACCAATCCTGATGTAAGATAACCAGTAATTAGTGCACAAACATCTCCTGAAGCAAGGGTGATTTGATCTCCTGTACCAGTTAATAACGGTACTAGTTTATCTGTAATCATTTGTTCCACATGCTTTAATGTATCTCCTGTAGAGATATTTAATGCAGTGACATTTAGTCCTGTGTATTTAACACATTCATCTGGACTAACTGCAACACAGCCATTATAACAACTTTCGCAAGACATTTTTTAATTATTTATGAATTAACACTTTCACTCTACTAGCAATCATCTGTACTGTAAATGGTTTACAATAATCAGGATTACAAGCTTTGTATGTTAATATTTGTTTGTAAGTTAATAAGTCACCCACCACTTGCCCTGGTATATAATAGTTTACAGAGAATACAATATTATTATACTGAGCAATTGCCCAATAGGTTAGTTTTTGATCTATATCTGTAAGTAGTGCAGGAATGCTAGCACATTCAATACAGTCTGTTAATCTTGGATAAAACATTTTTAATTCTTTGAGTTGCTTGCTTCAACTTGTAATTACAAGCTGAACACAAACCATTAACTAATTGACATCCGCAGCCCACTTTAAGGCCACATTCTCTACAGTTTGCCATATCAATAGAAATTATTTATGTAGTTGTTTCCAGTACAACCACAGTTGTTATTTATAAAATAATCTAATTGTCTATTCGCTTGAATGTATAACTTATTAGCTGTATCTACAGCACAGTTATTAGCAGCTGAAATAGATCCTTGTATCATAAAGTTAATACTACTTAAGTCTACCTTTGCTTGGGTTCTAATTGCATTATCACACTCCATCATATCAAGCTTCATGAATGCATTATCATACTTCTCTTGTATAAGCTCTATACGCATAATGTTCTTCTCTACATAGTTTAAATATGCAGGAGCAACAGTATACTTAAGATAGTATACACCATCTGGTAGAGGAATCAATGGAGCACCCACAGCACTTAATCCTAAAGATGTAGAATTGAATATGTTAAATTCATTTACAGTAAAAGGAAGTGATACAGGATTTGTATAACCAGGAAGAGTGATATCTATTGTAGGTGATGTAACAACTGGAGGATTAGTATCGTAAGTTGATGCATCAGCTATCCCAAGAGTTAGTGTATTATAAGTTGGTATTACTAGTATATCTAGTTTCATGTTTTATAAAATAATAATGCCAGAGGATTTGAGAATATCCTCTCACCCTCTGGCATAGGTTATATGATAACTACCTTATTCTATTAAGGAATCAAAGTAGTTGTTGTTGAAGTACTTGGCCAAATAGTAGTTGTTGTACTAGTTGTAGAAGTGATAGGAGAACTTTCATTTGCTACAGGACCTAAACCAGCAACTAAAATTGCTTCAATAGCACTTGTTGCACCATGAGGAATAGCTAAGATAACTGTGCTATCTTCATAGATGTAATCACCCCATTGATACTCAGATTTGTCAACTGTATTAAACTTAATGTAATAAGTGTCATAAGTTGTACCATCAGATACCCAAGACTCAAAGTTCTCGTTGTATCCAACCATTCTGTATAAATGCTTTAAGTAACCAGCTTGGTAGCTATAGAAGTTCTTCTCTAATTGTTGAATCTCTGCAGAAGTACCAGATACATAAGAGCTACGTTGAGTAACTGCAACATCTGCTACATTATTACAAGGATCAGCAACGATGAAGTCAGCAGTAGTAGCTGGACCAGCGAAGATGAAAGTACGGAACCACATACGGTCATATTCCCAAGGGAATGCAGCCACATCACATGGTTGACCATACTTAGTTAAAGGTTTACCACTGATAACTAACTTAGCATTTTGATCGTTACCAACTCTTTGGAATTGATAGAAAGTGCTAAAGCTAATGTTGTCTGGGTTGTTACCTGGAGCTTGCAAACTTAAGTGATAAATTAAATTATCAATTAAAGCAGGAACATCTACATCACCACAAGGGTTTTCACCACATGCTAAGCATGGAGCATTTACAGTTACACTACGAGTGAAACCGTTGAAATACAATGTGTCAATGTAAGAAGAGTGAGCACGTAAAGTCAAAGTGATAATTTCACCTGGTTTTACTTGGAAGTTACCAACTTCAGTTACTTGGTTAGCAGCTACTGGGTTACCAGCAACTTTGTACCATTCACTTGTGTTTGCACTAGAGATCTTGTCAGAACGCTTGCTACCTTGTAAATAAGTGTTAGTTCTACCTTGAGCTACATAGAAATAAGGGAATCCAGCAATGTTACCTGCAGTTGCTACAGTGTAATCACTACCAAAAATTCCAACTTGACCAGCGGTCAAATTCTGAGTGGATGTACCAGAGCTAGGCAAAGTGTTTCCTACTGGCACCACAAAGAGGGTGGTTAATGAAAAATCAGCCATTTTGTTTTATTTTAAATTGTAAAAAATTACTCGTTTGTTTTTATTCTAACTTCTGCAGATTGTACAGCAGAGATGTTCTCTGTATACATTGCTAAGTTTTCAACTACTAAATCTACTAGTTCATCTTCTAAGTATAAGGCAAGTTCACAATCTGAATCAACTGAATCTGTTCCATCAAAGTGTACATATCCTGCTTTATCAATATACTGTGGGTATCTTAGATAAGATAAGTAGAGTGTAGTTGGTGTAAATGTTCCATCAGAATAAACCATTATCTGGTTTGTATTGATGTTGTTAAATGTCTCTTGATATTCAAATGATGGTTTGTAGTGAGTGTTGTTAATATAAACAGGGATATCTCCATGTTTAGTAAGTTCTCTATTAATCCATATAATTCTATCTGTACATCTACCTTTATTAGCTAACACATATGAATCTATGTAGAACATATATGCTGGAGTTATTCCTGTTAAATCAGCTGTAAACTGATTCAATTGAGGGTTCGTTGGAACTAAACTCAATGGATGATTCTCATAGTTTTCAATCAACTTCTGAAGATCTTCATAACGCTTTCTGAAAGCATCTAAACCTAAAGTAGATGGTGTAGGTCCACCATCTAACTTTTGTTTAACAAGTTTTATTTGTCCTTCATTCAGAGCTAAAATCTTATCTTCTAATTGAATTTGTTGATATTCGTTAGTTGATAGTTTATTTAGTTTCTGATCAATCTTATATAATAAACTATCTACTGGAATCATATCGATGCTAATTTTTTGCTTTTCAACTTACCTTCTAATGTTAATAACTCATCTTGGTTATCTTCATCTGCTAAGAATTTAACTAAATCATCTTCATCCTTAGCTATTTCGTATTCACCTTCATAAACTTTACCATTTGGTTTCAATCTATAAACTGAATGTGTAATTGCTTGTTTTACTAAATCTTTAATATGGAGCAAGTTTTCCTTCATATCTGCATATCTGTTAAACACCTCTACAGGGTTTAAACCTTGATATTTGCCATTCTTAAATTCTGTTTGTTTTAATAGGTTATCCACTTGGTTGTAAACTGATTCTTCTTTAGAGTCTTCACTCACTGGAAGTCCTAACAATCTAGCTACCTTACGCTTCTTCTCAGGAGTCATAGCATCAAACTTGACAATAGCCTTGTTGATTAACTGCTTCTTCTTGAAGATAACTGCATTTTCAATTTCATCATCTGCCACATAGAATTGTATGTCTGCTGGATATTCACCACGCTCCCAAGCTTGATAGCTAGAAGCAATTGTTGGATGAACTCTTAACCATGCAAAGGCTAATTCTTGAGATGGATTGCTGAAATCAAAGTAGTTATCACCATCCATTAACTTAACAGCTTGTACATGTAATGTATCATCTGTAGATGTAGATAATCCATAGTTCCAGAAACTAGAACGAGGACCTAAGTCAATATCACCTAATTGAGCTTCTAACTTAGCACGTAACTCAGTAACTCTTTCGATCTCTAACTCTCTTTCTACCTTATCAGCAATACGTCTGATGTAAGCAGCATTTGCATCTAAACCTGTTCTATACTGTCCATCAAGTTCTTTGTAAGGATACTTAAATACACCTGTACCAGGGATTCTTGTTAGACCTTTTTGTGCTAGACCAGCTTGCATTGTTTGTAACTGAGAATTGTTGTAATCCTTCTTAATAGTGGAGATTTTACCTATCTTTCCCATAATGTAATTGTTTGTTTTATTTATTGGTTTATTTTATTATTTCTTCTTTCATGTGTAATGATTCTATGACAATTGCAACATCTTATTTCACATTTATCAATTTCATCTTTTATAAGTTCTAATTTATAAGCCTTTGTTACCATGTGAGAAACATGATATAATTTAACACCTCTTACATGATCAAACTCTAAAACTCTAATATCTGAATTTCCACAGTCTACACATGATTTATTTTCCAAATAATTTTTAACATACAATTTGTTTCTGAGAATAGATTTATCCCTACTTCTTTTTTGAATTTCGTAGGTATTCCACTTTTCCTTGCCCATATGTAGTTGTTTTTGTTTGGTTTAATTGCAGATGGTTCTCATCGAAGAGATAGCAATACAGACATTAATCTGTATCCACCCATCTGTGTTGAGAAGACTCCCCCACTGGGAGGAGTGGGGGGGAATTCTTCTCGGTATGTGTCTAAGGATTTTACCCTTAGAGATTTTTTAGAATTGTGGAATTTCTTCAATCAAAACTGTACGAGACAAATCTTCAATGAATACATCACAACGATCTTTCATCCAAATTTCATATCCAGGGAATTTGTTCGCAGAACTCATACCTTGAGACTTAGCAAAACCTAAGTGGTGACGAGTACCATCGATATAACCCCAAGTCATAGAAGGAGCACCCTTCATACGTACTTCACGGATATTGTTAATCATAGAACCATCAGACATTGGAGATACATCAAACACCATAAATACTGGAGTTGATTTCTTGTTTTGTCCAAATTCCAAGTTAGTTTGAGGTAAGTCTAACTCTTTCAAGTGAATTAATTCAACACGACCAGTCTCACGAGTTACCATTGCATCGAATGCAAAGTTGTAAGTGATATGTTGACCTTCTCCTTGCATGTATCTGTTACCAGAATCAGCCATGAAAGTTAAACCTGAGTTTAATGCATCATTCTTTAAAGCTTGTTGGAACACGTCAAAACCAGCTTCATTAGTGTACATTTTAACTCTTCTATCTTTAACATCAACACGTCTGTAGAATAAGTCACCAAACACTGAACGAATCAAGTTTGCAGTGAACTCACCACGGTTGTATTGTACTAAGTTACCGTTGTTACGCATTCTGTGATATACACCAGCAGAAGTACGCTTTAATTCTTGCTTAGAACCATTAGTCTTCACGGTACCAGGCTTAGCCCAGATCATACGCTTAACTTTTAATTCTAACATAGATTTACGCATCCAGAACTCAATAAATGGTTCCCACTTAACATCATTACGAGTTAAAGGTAATTGGTTACGTCTTTGAGGAGCATAAACTAAGATGTCTAAAGGCTTACCAGAAGCGTCTCTCATCATCTTATCATCAGCCCACTCTGTAATTTTGTGCTCATAACCATATGCAGAACCTAATGATTCAAACATTGTGATTTGCTCACCTAAACGAGGAAGACCTAATAAGTCTTGGTCAAACTCACCAATTGCAGCATCAACCAATTCTAATTCGATACCAATCTGTAAGAATACAGGGCTAACGAAATCAACAACTGGATTGTCTGTAACTAATGTGAAAGTGTATAAGTAACCTACGTTCCATGGTTGAGGATCTTTAGTTACATAGAAACGAGGACCATACTGACGAGTACCAACAGAAACGATAGCATTCTTAGAGAATTCGTTTGTGTCAATAATCAACTGAAATTCTTGACCATCAATACCTGGCTTAGATAAATCTAAAGTAGTTTGAGGAATGTCAATAATTTTAGGGAATTTGTATGGAACTTGAACTTGCCACTTCCAAGCATCACTGTTATTATCGATATAGTAAGGAGTACTCTTGTTAATCATATCCAAGAAGTCGTTACTATACAGTGAGCTCTGAGTATACAAGCTGATGATCTTCTTGTCATAGTCTGCTGGCTCTGTAGAGTGAAAGCTTTCCAAGTGGTTTGCATCTGTTAATTTACCTACAGCACGCTTGTCCATAGAAGCTACTCTAGCATAGGTAAAACCAGTTAAACCTGGAATTGTTTGAATTGCCATTTTTTTATTGTTTTAAATTTTTGTTTATAGAAATGTTTATTGAAACCATGATGTAGGTCTATTGGCAGGCTTAGATTTCACAGCACTTTTATTAGCCTGTCTGGCAACTTCACTAAACAAATCATTTGATTTTTTGGTGATACCAGTCTTTTGAATAGTAGATAATGTAGGATCTTTTTCTAATATCTTTAATAAAAGTCCCACCTTAACTTTCTTCTCATGATTCTCAGGTCTCTTTAAGTCTAAGATAGTACGATCAAACTCTGTCAGCATTTCTCCTGTAGGAGTTTTGTATCTATCTGTAACTAGGAAATCTTGTAGTTCACCAACCAATTTTGGGTTTAAAGGAATACCATCAAACTCTTTAGCTTTCAATTTGTCTTGCAAAACATTATTAATGTTCTGAGCATATTGTTGCTTATATTGAGCTTGTTGTTGTAATTGTTGTTCCTTTTGTTGCTCTAATTGTTGAAGCTTTGCAGCTTCTTTCTTAACCAACACTTTATGATGTTTAGTAGCAACTGTTTCTAAATCACCATAGTTTTTAAGTCTTTCTACCTCTGTTGTAACATCTTCAGGTTCAAACCCTTGATCAAGTAATGCCTGTTTAATAACTGCCACTTGATTAGTTTCATCTGCAAGATCCATTTCAGCAAAAGACTGAATTTTATTGAATGTGCCAAAATAATCTTTAGGATTAACTCCTTTTACAAATATGGCATCAAATGCTTGTTGATAATCTTCTCCAAACTGACCAATGAAGTTGTTTACCACTTCAATAGCTCCTTTCTTTTTCTCAGCGTTAAAACGCTCAAGGAATTGTTCAGGAGTGCTAATTGGTTCTTCTTCCTCATCATCTTCTTTTGAGAACACTCCAAGTTTGAAAAGATCTTTTGATAAAGAGCTAAATGTTGATTCAACAGGAGCATCTTCATCAGTATCATCTTCATTATCTGTATCTTCTGTAGAAGTTTCAGCTTTTGGAGCTTTAGTTTTTGTAGGAGCAGGAGTTTCATCTTCTTCATCCTCTTCTGTTTCATCATCTCCTAAAAGGAAATCTTGAAGGGATTTAGTTGTGTCTTCCTTGTCTTTACTATCATCCTCTGTCTTTGCTGCAGGAGCTTTTTTCTCTGGTGCAGGAGGTGTAGTCTTATCAGGGGTATTAATATCCTGTAGATCATCAGGATTAGTTGTAGAAGTTTCAGGGCCCATTAAATCGTTCAATAGCTCTGCACTTCCCATACCCATTTCCATAGTATCTTGAATACTAAAATTACCAAATGATTGGTTATCTAAATTCTCAGCCATATGTAGTTGTATTTATTTGGTTTTCAATGTAAAAGTATAGTAAGATAAATTAATAGCAAAGAGATAGAACACTATATGCCTTGATATTCAGGATAATATAGCATTAATATTTTTTACTCTAATCTAATTTGTTAAGGAAATTGTCATTTATGAGCCTAATGCTTCTTATTGGAGCAAGATCTGTAAGGGTAACTTGCTGAACCTCAACCCCCCATTTCCTAGCTTCAACCCTCACTTTCTTAGTTAAAGCATTATCTAGTTCTATGTCTGTACACTCATCCATAGTCATAGACATAATGACATTTTTAATAATGGATTGTGACATATCTGATATAGCATCTTGAGCATCATACACCTCAAGAAGGAATGTCTTAACATCAGCTATTCTATATTTGACAAGTCCCTTCACCACAATATTCTGTTTGTCTTTAGTATATAAAGACTGGGCATCTAGACTTAATGTAGTAACTACCACATGCTGGTCTATCACCTCATCAAACATTGGAATCTTGAAGTGTATACCAGGTTTGAGTACCCTTTTAAAGATACCAAACCTGAGTAGTACAGCTTCTTCATAGTCTCTAATGATAACTATGGGTTTTAACTCGATCCACCAGTTGGTTAATAGCTCTACGAGTTTATCAAACATAAGTTATTATTTTTTGCTTCTTCCTTTAGCGTTAATCTTAGCTATCTCAATATCATCCTTGTGATTCTTTCTTTCATTATCTAATTTCTCTCTTTCAACTCTAAGCTTCTCCATTGCTATACTATTCTTGCTCTGGATATCCATCATCTTAGTCTTATAATCATTAGCAGCTTTAGTTTGTTCATTTGCCAATTTATTAGTTTCTAAAACATCTGGAAGACCATTTTGATTTACGTCTAATGGAACTTTCTCTCTAGCTTCAGCCATAATTGTAGCAATCTCTTGCTTACTGATTCTATCCAATTCTTTTTGATAGTTATCATTAGCCATTTCAACTTGTTGTTTTCTTTGAGCTTCTTGGATTTGAGCATCAGTAGCATATCTTTGTTGATCGATCTCTTGTTGCTTTTGTTGCATTTGTTGTTGTTGGATAGTATCTTGCTTCTCTTTAAGATCTTTAAACACCTTCTTCATCTGACGTACAGAGTTAGTGCTATAAAGTTCAATGATGTCATATAAGCTACCACCATTCTGAATAACAGCTTGAGAAAGACTTCTAATCTCATCAAACATCTTCTTATCTTCTGGTCTGTTAGTCAAGAATACTTTTAAGTCTCTGAATTTCAAGTCATTACCATTTACAGATACAAAAGCAGAGTCTCCTCTAGATGTAACATAAGATATTGTAGACTCAGGCTTCTTAGATTCTACATATAAAGCAGCATCTATAATAGCCTGATACAACTGTCCTAAAACATATTCATGAGCTACAAATAAAGGTTCTGTTTGTGAGTAAGACTGTGTGATAGCTGTGTTTGTACCTGTAGCACTCTCACTAGCACTCACTGATCCAAGTCTTTGCTTAGACATACCAATCAATTCCCAACACTCATTCTTTAATTGCATAGCTAGAGTATATCTAGATTGAATCTCTTGCGTACGTGTAAGGTCAATATCTCTAAACTGGTTGAATGAGCTTGGGCTCTTTAAGTTCTCAGGAGAGTCATCAATAAATACAACTCCTCTGTTTCTAGCTTCCATTTCCCATACATCAAGAGCATCTTGTGCATCTCCATCTTTAGGAACTGGTACGTGTCTAATAGATGTTAAATAAACCTTACCCACCTCTTTCTCAAGAAGCTTATAAAGCTGATTCATACATACATTATATAACACTTGGAATGGTTTCATAAGATCTACTAGAGACTTAGCCTCTGTATTCTTCACCTCATGAATCAATCCTATAATAGGACAATAGTCTAATAACTTGAATGGTTTAATGTTGTAGATATCTGGACCAATTTTAACTCCTTGATACCATTGGTTAATCCATCCCCATTCTAATGAAACCTGTGTAGGAATAGTCCCTGATTTGTAATCCTCATCTACAAGCAATGATTGCTCATTACCTAACTCATCTATATAGATTAACTTACCAATCTTCTTCTTAGAGATCCAATAGGTTCTAACTACCACATACTTATAACCAAAACTACTAACGTTTGACGTTAGCCCTAAAAAGTCTTGTAATCCATCATCATTTTGTTTCATTTCTGATTCAATGATCATTCTAGTTTGTAACACTAGTGGATCATATGTATCATATTGAACTGAATCAATACCTGGAATAGCATTAGGATTACCAAGATTAGACTCACGTACATTGATCAATCCATAGTCTTGTAATGAACTTCTTAAGTGATCTATTTCATCTTTAGTTAGGTCAGGGAATGTCTCAATGATTTCAGATAGTTCCATCACCTGTACAATACCAGCAGCATAAGCTCCTTGTGCTCTACCTGTAGGATCTGAAATCCACTTTCTATCTGGTGTAGTTAAGAAGAATGTATTCTTAGGGTTAGCAACCTCTACATTAAATCCAAGCTTAGAGTTGTCCTCATATATATGATAGAACTCTCTAGCAGAAATTAATAAGTCTCTGAATGCATCTTCTGATTTCTCCTTCATTACAAACTCAGCTTTCTGAGATGTAAGAATGTGGTTAGCCCACTTCTCAGCTACAGATGTATAGCTATCAAGCTCATCTTTCACTTCATTTAAAGTCATCTTCTGTATATCCTCATCACTAACTTCTTGTCCCTCAATAGCAGCTTGCTCTTGAATCTTCTGTCTAGCTTGAGCAATTACATAGTCTTGAAGAATCTTTGTTTTATATTCAAGTTCTTCAGCTTGACTATCTTCATCAAATGCCTTCACTCTAAAAGAATCAGGTCTCTTAGAGATCTCACCAACCAACTCATTAAGTGGTGTGGTCATGATTGAATACATCTTTACATATGCTGGAAGCTGTAAGTCTGCTGTAAGTACATCTGTAAAACTTCTCACCTGTGGCTCTTGGTAAAAGTCTTCCATTCTAAGAATACCCTTTACTAAATCATAGTTCTTTACAAATGTATCTCTGTTCTTTACATACTCAGCATAAGCTTTGTTTGCAAAGTAGTCCATTGTGTTCTTTATCCAACTCTCATCTTGCTTCTCCTTATCAGTCTTGAACTGGTCAGGGAAGATGTTTAAATATGCATACCTTATGGTAGCGTCTTTTGTATACCTTATAATTGCCATTATGTAAACAATTTATTTCGTTTATATCTATTAGGGGACTTTCCAAACATCCCAACTCTTGCATCTGTAAACAACACATTTCCATTCTTCTTTGAGAACATAGCTTGCACTCTTGCATCTCCTGATCCTCCAACCTTTCCTATGATTGGGTCCATCTTAACTGCTTGAGCTATAGCTAGTTCTGCAGCAACGATACGGTCAAAGTTTCCTTGATCATTATATTGTATAATTTCTTCAAGGAGAACTGGATCAAATATCTTGCTCACTCCCAACACTTCTTTTATAACAACACCATTCTCATCTTTCTCAACATGCACCTTCTCTTCCATATACTTCTTTAAGCAGGTGTGAAGATAGTCAATTATTTTCTGACTTGAACGATGAATTCCATAATCTCTTTTTACAGTGGTTGCTGGAACAATTTCTTTAAGCCAGTCTGGTTGTCTCTCTAGCAGATGAGCATCTCCTTTACTCTTCATATATTCAATGAAGGATATATCATCATTCTCACATAATGTTCTAGCATTATAATATTTAATAAGATAGCGAGCTTGCTCATTCCAATGGTCTTTATTATCAGGTCTAGCACAATACGAAGCTACAAACATATCCTGATATTTCTCTCCCATTATATCATGCATTCGTTTATAAATATAAACTGCTCCTAATGAGGAGCTATATGCTGATTGCCCTTGTCTGTAAGGGTCAACTCCTGCCACATACAATCCATATGGAGGAGATTCTATTGGAAATTCATATATAACAACAGGAGCATCTTTTGCATCACTGTTCTTTAGAGGGAAATTGGTGATTGGAAGTTTATCTGTAAACTCATGCCCTATACCTCCATCATCATTCATAAATAAGACAACAGGAGTTCCTGTTTTCTCTACTTGTTGTAACTTAAACTTCTGTCTCTTAGCAGATTCAATATCAAATATATTAGTGTCCTCATTTAAGAATATGTCATCCACCTCTTGTGGATAATACATCTTCTCTTTTAAATAAGCCACTCTATCACCAGCTTTCTTAAGTCTCTCTAGATCGTCATTGGTTATTTTAGTGGCTTTCTCCTCATTACTTACAAGCATTTTAACATTATGTAAGTCTGAATCAGCTGGCTCATGTAAAAAAGCTCCTAATGTAGATTCTTCCTTTGCCTCCATTCTATACTTATGGGAGATGAACAACCCATGTATACGTTGAGTGTCTTTACTATTATTATATGTAAGGAAGTTAAAATTGTCTACATCAAACATTAAGCTCTTAGCATCCATGAATTTTTTCATATCACCACCAGTACCAGTAAGTATGGGGCTACATCCCCAACCATAAGGAGTGGTGAAACCTGGAATAGCAGCTTGTAAACCTCTAAGGAAATTCCCTTTACCAATCTCATCTATAATTAATTTACGTGGTTTTGTACCTGCAATTGCCTCTTCATTATTACCTTCATCTAAGTTACGTATTAGAATGGAAGAGAATGGGATTCTTTCTCCAGACTTGGTCTTAATACCGAGAGTCACTTGGTTTTTCCAGTTATCCTCCACTCTCTGCCACCTCCAATACTCAGGAATGAAATTCAATCCTTTGTCTATCTTATCTGTAATAAGTTTTATATCTGGTGCATTCAAACCAGCTATAATGTTTTGAGAGTTCTCATCGAACGTAGCTCCC